CATCTAGTAATATATTCGTTGACAGTTCATTGAATGTTAAAGTATCACCTGGAAAAGGCAAGCCGGCGAGTCTACGTACCGGTAGTTCTACCGGATTCATAATCATACCGGGGTGTGTAACATTCTGACAGAAAAACTCAAGGTTAGGATAGTTACGTCTGTCTATAACGAGCTTAAAGCTCGTCGGTTGCATATAGTTAAAATTTTCTGTAAGTTCCGCCATACATCTATTTATACAAGTTTAGATTAAAAAAGAGGGACCCGAAGGTCCCTCAGTCTAACCACGTTATTTTTTATTATGATCCAAGAATATCGTCTACGCGGAAGATACGATAATATTGGTTGGTCTTGATCGCTGCCAAGCCGTCTGCTGGAGTTGATCCAACGAATGGGTTTGAAGCCAAGCCGTAGCGAGTCTTAAATCCAATCTTCGGCTGGAAAGTATCCTCACCCACTGCACGGACCATTGTTAGTGGTACGTATGGGCAATAGAAGAGACCTGCGTCGTATGGGTTAGTTCCCTTATAACCGACTGTGATATAGTCACAGACTGCGTAAGGATCAATGTAGACCCGTGTGCGACCGTTAAGTACACCAGCAAAGGTGTTACCTGTGTCGTCAACATTCAAGTTTGTTGACATGGCAGGTGAGTAATCGAGCATGCCGGAAGACATAAGGGCTGAAGCAGTATCTGATGAACAGATAATGAAGTTACCTTTACCCCGACGTGTTTCTTTTGCGATTACGTTACACTCACGCTCGATCTGTACGATCAGACCTTTAAACTTCTCAACTGACCAACGGCCGTCTGCGTCTGTTTGGACGTTGAAGACACCGTTAAGAGCAGTGTTTGTTTGAAGTGCACCAGTCTTAGCTTGTGAGTTAATTGTACGAACAACTTCACGGTTGATTTCAGCCATGATCTCAGTTGACAAGATGTTTGCCAACTCAGTCTCAGCATCCAGGCCATGAATGGCTTTCAGATCCTGAGCAAGTTCGAGGCTGTATTCTGCCTTCAGTGCGCGTGTCCGGGCACTGACAGTTGCTTTCTCGATGGTAAAGCCCATCTCTGCAAATGCTGAATCGCCAGTCGAGCCAAGGTTCTCACCTTCTTGCAGTGACATTGCGAAACCTGAAGTTCCATTTGCTGGATCGATACGAGTATCATCGATAGTTGAGTCAGCATCTGAGTCAACGATTCCACAAGTACCTGATGGACCAGCATCACCACCGTCAAGGCGTACATTGACAGAGGCGCTTGAATCACCAGAGAATCCTGGAATTGCTTCGCTGAATAGTGCTTCATCACCTGAAGTTGCACCAGCCCGTGTAGTCTTATAGTTAGACTTCATCGCAAAGATGAGGCCTGTTGGACCAGACATTGGCTGAACACCGCAGATGTCGTACGCCATAAGGTTAGGCATAGCACGACGAACAAGAGCAATCAGAACTGGGTTCCAGTTTGCTACTTGTGATGTGTTATTTGTAGGCAGTGCTTCGTTGAGCATTCCTTGCTCTTCACGCAAAGCACGTTCTTGGTTCTCAAGAATAGCAGCTGTAACTGCTTTCCTGTGGTTGTCGGTAATGGCTCCCGCTGACTCTTCGTTCAGTACCGGTGCCCATTTTTCCATCAACTTGTCGTAAGAAATTACGTCTTGCATTATTGGACTCCCAATTATTTGTTAGTTTTTTTGATTGCGGAAAGGTACTGAGCCATTGCGTCAGTAGCTACTTCAGGTGCATCACCATCAGTATCTTCTTCGATATCAGCGGCATCAGTTGTTTTCTTGGTAAAGTATGATTCTTTGACAGTCTCTACTTTTTGTGCAAAAGTATCGTAGTCTTCGAAGTCTACTTCAGCTACCAAACTCTTTAGCTTTTCATATTGAGTTTCAGCCAGGCCTGTTGAAGCTTCGCGAATAACTTCGTCACGTGCAAACTCTTCTAGCATTTCTGTCATCTCAATATTCTCAGCAGTTGACTCGTTAAGGGCCTCTTCGAGTTCCTCAACTTGACCAGCCAAGTCGTCCACAAGATCGACTTTGCCTTCTGGTACTTCGATATAAGACTCTTCGAACAAGTCTTTCAACTTATTCATGAAGTTCTCAGAGATCTCTGTACGCAGACCTGCCTGTACAGCTACTGTATTTTCTTCCATCCAGCTCTCAACTACGTAGTTAAGATATGAATCGACCTTTTCAACGATATCAGCTTTAGTTTCTTCAACTGCTTCTGATAACTCTTCGTTGTATCTTTCCTCAAGTCGGTCAATCTCTTCTGCAAGCTTAGACTTAATTGCTGCTTCAAAGATTGTCTCCACTTTTTGCTTGAACTCTTCAGATAGTGTTGCTTCTGATTCGCAAAGAGCATTGATGTCTGCGGAAAAATCGACTTCGTAATTATCGAGAATAGGCTGTCCTTCAAAATCTTCTTCTGAAGTACTATTCTTATGATAATCGGAAGTGATTTTCATCAATCCGCCATAAGCATTAGTTAGCTGTTGCTTATTCATTTTCTTGCTCATCTTGTACATAGCGTTAACCATGCCCATCTTAGTAAGCTTGGGCATAGGTTCTGCATTACTCGCGTCAGCAGCAGTTCCGCCTGCCATCTTACGCTTTGGTGCACCACCTGTTGCATCACCTGCTGCGTCTACAGAAGCGACTGATTGAGCCTCAGCATTTTTAGGATCGTGACCCATGGCTTCTGGCATTTTCTTCTTTTTCATGCCGCCATGCATAGCTTCCTCGATGTTTTCGTCCTCATCATCGAGGAGTTCAATGTCTTGATCTTCAATGTTTTGATCTTCAGTCATTTAATTGACTCCTTTGTCATTTAGATTTGAGTAACGAGAGGAAATTCTTAAACTCACGAACCTGAGTCTCATAGAGATCAGCCCTTGGAGCTTTCTTGATTTCAGTCTCCATCATTTCAATAGCCTGTGGTTCAATGATTCCGTTATTCCAAACCCATTCAACACCCTCCATAACTCCATTAACAAATGCGCTAGGGGCTGATGGGTCTTGCACGATATCCACCGCGTTAAGAATAAAGTCTGGTTTTACAACCATTGCGTTACCATTGTTCTGCAGACTTCCCATACCACGAGTCGAGACGCCTAGTTGTACCTTGCCATCGAGCAAACCTTTTACAATTTGCCCCATGGGAGTTTCCAAAATAGTCGCCCTACCCACAACATCTTTGCCATCCATCTCGAGGCTTTCGATCTTGTGAGAAACTTTGTCTAAGTTAACGGTCGGTCCATCGGGGTGATTTAATTCACCTACTGCACGCCCTTTGGATACTTGATCACCGACATACTTGCCTACGGCTTTTTCCATAACTTCCATAGGATATATACGACCGTTTCGATTCTTTGTTTCTGCTTGCGCAAATACACCTTCAATAGTATAAGTCTTACCTTTGCCATTTTCGTTGGCTTCAATAATAACTTCGAGATTATTTTCAGTGTATTCAGAAATAAGTTTCATTTCTTTAGCGCCTTAATAAATGCAGTTCCAGCCTTTTCGGCTTCATTTTTAGTTCTGTAACGATCTAACCTGTCTCCGTCCACGTAGGTGACAAAACCGTTACGTTCTTTGTATACCATTATCTGGATTCTGCCTAATTTTTTATTGACAACCACTTGTCCTTCAGGCTTACGTCCAGTTAATTCTCTTATATTTGTAAAAGTTTTCATTTTACCATATTATTTATAAAAATTTATTTCTTAAATTGAAATTTTTTTACCGGCCTTCTTCTGAATAATCATCGTCATCGTCATCATAATAATTATAATCTTCATCATCATAATAAACATCACCATCTTCTTCGTCGGCTACGTCCTCGTCCTCATCTTCGTCTTCATATTCTTCCTCATCATCCGATTCGTCCGACTCAAACTCGCCTTCTCCTTCAAGGTCAAGTTCGCCTTGGGTATTATCTTCGTCGTCTTCTTCATAATCATCATCTTCCTCTGGATCTATGTCATTATAAATTTGATCTGCCATAGCAATCTTTTCTTGATCTAGTGCATCGTTTACTTTTACACCCATCATATTACCAAATACTTTATTTGCTTTATTATAGTCTTGATCCAAAGCATGTTGAATTAAGTCAGTTACTTCAAAACTTGGCTCAATTACTTCTTGTTCATCACTCATTATCATCTCCACCTTCCGGTTGTTCTGGTTCGTCAGGATTCTCACCCTGTATTTCTTTATTCATTTTTTCTACATCTTCATCAGATAACATTAGAACGTTCTTCTGAATCCATTCTTTAGAA